GGTTCGTTTGAGGATCGGTATAGGGCCGCCAGGGACGCAGAGCGGGCGCAGCAAAAGGAATATGGTAAACAAAGCCCAGGGCTGGCGACTACAGCGGAAATCGCCGGAGCTATCACTTCTCCCGTAAACAAGTTTATTGCCCCCATGATGGCGGCCCCATCATTGCTTGGCAGGACGTGGCGCGGCGCAGCCGTTGGCGCTGGCACGGGTGCTGCTGCTGGCGTTGGCGGCGCTGAAAACCTTTCAGATGCCCCTATGGATGCGGTAAAGGGCGCTGCTCTTGGCGGTGCTGTGGGCGGGGTTGCTCCAGCCGCTATTGAAGGTATTACAAAATTAGGCTCTCCCGTTTTAAACGCTTTTCTTGATAGGCTTCCATATCGCCAAAAGTCTGCTGCTGCACGGCGCATAGCTCAAGCCATCCAAGATGAAGGTTTAACCCCGGAACAAGCAGTACAAAAGGTTCAAAGCCTTGGCCCAGAAGCTGGCTTAATGGACATAGGCGAAAACTTGCAAGGCCAAGCGCGGGCTGTCCATTCTATTCCAGGCGAAGGCCGTTCAATGATTGGAAAATTCCTGTCAGGTCGTCAAGAGGGGGCGCGGGATGCAGGAGGGGTTATGCAAGGAGGCCAACATCGACGAGTTCAAGATGTATTAGAGGGCGCACAAGTTCCTGAATATTATGCAACGCGCCAAGGAACGCAAACAGCCCGCAAGAGATTAGGCAAAGAATACGAAGCGGCAAGGCAGCTTGATGAATACGTTGATATTGAGCCAATGCTAAATGATTTGTCGAGGGGCATTGAGCAATCAAAAGGCGGCGTTCAATCGACACTAAAGAAGGTACAGTCTTTGCTTGTTGATGCTACGGGTAAGCCTGAAATTGACATAGGCAGCCTTCATCAAGCTAAAATGGCAATCGATGATCTCATGACCGGAGAAGGCCGCTCTTCAATGGGGAACGTATCTAAGGGGCTTATTCGCAAGTACCAAAATCAGCTTGTCGAGGCAATTGAAAATAGTGGACCGGCTGGTGAGAAATATAGGGCTGGACGTTTGGGAACTGCTGGACAGTGGCGCATTGATGATGCAGCCGAGCAAGGTAGTAAATTCATGCTTGGCGGGACGTTCAAAAATTCCAAAGAATTATCAAGCTACGTTAAAGAATTAAACCCCGACGAGGTTGAGGCGTTTAAATCTGGCGTTGTTCGCCATTTAATGAATAAGCTAGAAAGCGTCCAGTTCGGGGGGGATTCGGTAAAACAAATATTAGGCAAGCCTGGTATTGAAGACAAGCTGAGGTTAGTTTTTGGGCCGAAAGAATTCAAACGAATCGTTGATGACCTAACAAAAGAGCAGCAACTATATTCAACATATAATATGGTTAGGGGTGGCTCTCCTACAGCACGAATTGAGGCCGAAAAAGCAAGCATAATGCAAGACCCAGGAAGGCTTGCACAGGGTTTTCGCGGGCTTGTTTCTGGTAATTTAGGGCAGATGGCAAAGGGCGCTTTTGACGTTGTTGGTGGCGCTATGGACCGCGCGCAATTACCTCGCGGTGTATCTAAAGAAATGGCTGAAATATTGATGGGTCGAGGCGATCTTTCACAGTTACAGCAACAAGCTATCCGCGCCCAGATGGGGCAGAACACAAAACAGAACCTTTCACGCGCAGCATTATTGAGCGCACTAACAGGAGTTCAATAAATGGCGCTATTTGCCAATCTTGTTGTATCCCCGTTGCCGTGCATTCCGGCATTCGCGACACCTCCGCCACCCTTCTTTAGTGACAAGGGTGTTTTCTGGCGTAAATTCATGCCCATGCTTGCAATGCGTCATAGCGCGCTTTTTGGCCCCAGACGCTTGCCCCCCACTCGCGAGGCCGGTAAGATTGTGGAGCTTTTCGGGGCTGACACAATCCGAAAAGTTAAGCCCGCGATCCGCACGGGCCTTGATGGTGTCAGGCTTAAGCTTGTATTTCTCGGACAACTCGGCAAGCATGTGCCTTTCACCATCAATCGTAAGATAGACCGTATCTCGCTTGTTCCTGAGATTTTCCTTGTGGGTGATCCATCGGCAATTAGACGGCTCATAGTCCCCGTTCACATCAATCCTATCTATCTCAAATCCCGGCGGTCTATCGCCCATGTCGTTGCGAAAATTGACAAAGCTATGCTGCCACCTATCGCAAACCTTAATCCCGCGCCCGCCGTAATGTCGGTATTGAGGCGCATTAGGGTTGTTGCATCGTTGTTTCATCCCAGTCCATATATGGTAGTATGGGTGAGGTTTTTTAAACGGCATTTTTTGTCTCCTAAAGTGGTCATTTCCAATAATACAGGAATGGCGTGAAATGGAAAGGGAAAATAAAACATGAGAAACGGCTCCGGCACTATGTCAATTCCGTATCCCGATTTTGTAAACGGGACGACTGCTGACGCAGATCAGGTTGACGCAAACAACTCGGATTTAGTCGCAGAGCTTACAAACAGCCTTGCGGCGGATGGTCAAACGACACCAACAGCAAACTTGCCGATGGGCGGGTACAAGCATACGGGTTTAGGTGCCGGTAGCGCCGCGACGGATAGCGCCACGTTGGGCCAGATTCAAGCCGAGGGTTATATTTGGTGCGGAACGATGGGTGGGACTGCCGACGCGGGAACTTTAAGCCCTTCTCCGGCCATCACGGCCTATGCTGCTGGTCAAAGGTTTGCGTGGAAGGCGTCATCTAATGCTAACACCGGGGCAATGACCATTGCAATATCAGGCCTTTCTACGCTTGCAGCCCAAAATGGCAGGGCTGCGCTTTCTGCCGGTGACCATTCCGCCGATGATATTTATATGGGGATTTTGGACACAACTTCCACAATCCAGATAATGAAAATCAAAACTGGAGGAGATGGGGATGTTTCCGGGCCTGCTTCGAGCACTGATAATTCTTTAGCTAGGTTCGACGGCACAAGCGGCAAGCTTTTGAAAGACGGCGCTGTAATTGGCGTTGACGTTCAAGCCTACGATGCTGATACCACTAAGAATGATGTGGCTAACGCTTTTACAGCAACGCAATCATGGGCAAAAGGTGCAGATGTTGCCAGCGCTTCTGCGTTGACTTTAGGGGCAGACGGCAATTATTTTGATATCACAGGCACTACATCAATAACCAGCATAACCACAATTGGTGTTGGCACGGTCGTTAAGCTACAATTTGATGGTGCCTTAACTCTTACCCACCACGCTACCGACTTGATTTTACCCGGTGCCGCTAACATTACCACTGCGGCAGGCGATGAAGCTGAATTTATCGAATATGCCACTGGTGATTGGCGCTGCACTAACTATCAGGTGGCGGCAACTGCCCCAGGCGGCGGCGGTGCTGGTGCTCCTGAATATATAACAACAATTACAGGGAGCGGCGCAACTGTTGCAATTGATAACACGTCAATCACAGGTTATGACGATTACTTGTTTAAAATTCGCCAATTCAAAACAACTGCTGCTTCAAACAACGGGCGAGTAAAATTAAGTGGTGACAACGGGTCTACATTTAAAACGATGTATGGCGATATGAATACCCGCTACTCAGACGGTTCGTCTGTTGTAAATACAGGAAACGCAGGGACGACTGACACACAGTTCATACAAAATCTTGGAACAACAGACCTACTTTCAGCCCACGGCTATTTATATTTAAGAAACGGTGACGGGTCTTTCCCATCTAGTTTTGAAAGCCTTAATAATGTTATGGCGGCAGCATCGGATAACCGAAAGAGCTTTTCGGGCGCAACGGCAACCACAGCAGGCGCGGTAAATCATCTTACATTCAGCGATTCAGGTGGCGGTACAATTACCGTTGAAATTCTTGTGTACGGTATAAACAGGACATAGACCAATGACCAACCATGTAACTATCCAGAGGGACGGAACAGTTATTGAAACCCCTTTCACAGCCGAGGAGCAAGCTGCGTGGGATAACCTTAATCCTTTGGCAACAGCCTTTGACAACCTTCGCGGTGAACGAAACTTGAAACTTGCAGCTTGTGACTGGCGTGTGTTGCCCGACCAAACACCTACACAAAGCTGGCTGGATTATCGGCAAGCCTTGCGTGATTTGCCAGAAAATACGGTTGATCCAGTAAACCCTATTTGGCCTGTTGCGCCTGAATAAAGCACGCTTGAACTAGGAAATTAAAATGGACCACCACATTCAAAAGATATCTGAAAAAGTTGCGGGGGGGTCGGCCATGATTGTGGGCGGCGGCGGGACTATGTATCAAGCTGTTACAGACACGTTAAGCCTTGTTGCGCTTTGCTTGAATATACTATTAGCTGCGGCGGGTCTTTATGTTACAACTCATAAGATTTTCGATAAGCGGCGTGACCGTCGCAAAACAGACGAGGTTTAATTATGCGCATTTTTGTTGCAGTGTTCGCCTTATTGTTTTTTTCAACAAGCGTCTACGCGCAGGGAGTTTTTTCCTCTGAAGCAGGAGCCTGGACCATTCTTGTGACGCGGCCAGACGGCCTAAGCTGTGTGGCGGCGGCGGGAAGGGCGTGGGAGAATATCAAGCCGAAAATCAAGAGCAATACCTGATGGCCCCAAAACCTTTAGACGCTGCTGAATTATTAGAAACGGCTCGTCAGGTGAGGATTCATGGTGGAAGCCATAGAGCGACCTCAAAGGAAATGGGGATTACCCGCTCCACCATCAAACACAGGATTGAAAGCGCAATCGTTCGGGGTTTAATCGACCAAGAGACACTGGAACCCACCTTCGAAATCCCCACCCTTCCCTCAGAACTTATACCAACCGACGAGCTAGTTGAGCGGCGCAAACGCCAGTTTAAACAAAAGAACGCCTATCATGAAGCCCGTAAGCTTATTCCTATTCGGATAAAATTGGATGGACCAATAGGAATCTGTCATATGGGCGACCCGCACGTTGATGATGATGGAACTGACCTAGAACTGCTAGAATCCATCGCAGACACTATTAACAAAACCCCCGGTATGTACGGTGCCTCAGTAGGTGATATGTCAAACAATTGGGTGGGGCGGTTGGCTCGCCTCTATGCGGAGCAATCCACTTCTGCGGCGGAAGCTTGGCAACTTGTTGAGTGGTTTGTTGGAAAGGTCAACTGGCTTTACCTCATTGGAGGTAATCATGACTGCTGGTCTGGTGCTGGCGACCCAATTCAATGGATGACCACCCATCAGCAGGGCATTTATGAGGCATTCGGCGCTAGAATGGCGCTCAACTTTCCCAATGGCAGGGAAGTGCGTATAAACGCCCGCCACGACTTCAAGGGTCACAGCCAATGGAATACCGCCCACGGGCCGTCTAAGGCGGTACAGATGGGGTGGAGAGATCATATCTTAACTTGCGGGCATACCCATGTTTCAGGGTATCAAGTTCTAAAAGACCCATCATCGGGCTTGATCTCCCACGCTCTGCGAATCGCCAGCTTTAAAACTCACGACCGCTATGCTATTGAGAAGGGCTTGCCTGACCAGAACATCTTTAACGCGCCGGTAACGGTGATTGATCCTGAATATGGTGACGACGACAAGCGGCTTGTTACCACATTTTTTGACCCCTTCGAAGCATCGGAATATTTAAAATGGAAACGCCGAAAGAAATCCTAGAGCAAGCCATCACGCTTGTTGCTGTAGATCGCGCCAAAACCCACGGAGATTACAAGGAGGTCTATGGTCGAGTCGCTGATCTATGGGCCGCATATCGGGGCGAGCCTTATACGGTTCAAGACGTGCTTGTGATGATGGCCTTGATGAAGGTCGGGCGCATTCCTTCCGGCACAACTAACCCTGACGATATCGTAGACACCATTGGTTACATGGGACTTGCAGGAGCATCAAGAGATGGGTCTTAATCCGCAACAATTCCGCAAGGAAGTCGTTCGAGAAACCCTCCTAGCCGCTGATATGTGGTCACGTGCGGCTGAAAACCTTATTTGCGGCACTGCTTACCAGGAAAGCGGCCTAAAGTGGCTCAGGCAGCTAGAAAACGGCCCTGCATTGGGCATTTATCAGATGGAGCCTAAGACGCATGACGATATTTGGAAAAATTATCTAAAATACCGCGATGGAATCGGTTGTTTGGTGCACGAGTTCCTTGCTGATAAGCCGGGGAAATTGGAGCAACTTAAAACAAATCTGGCTTATGCTACGATAATGTGCCGCATCCATTATTTACGCCAACCTGACCCTTTGCCGGAAGCCGACGATATTGAGGGGCTGGCCGGGTACTGGAAGCAATTTTACAATACAGAGAGCGGCAAGGGAACTATACCGGAATTTGTCCATAACTACCGGGAGTTCGATAAATGCTAAAAATATATTACAGGAGTTCAATATGATACCTATTTTAAGCGCTATCATACCCTTAGTTTCGTCCGTGATAGATAAGGCAGTGCCAGATAAGAACGCCGCTGAGAAAGCGAAAAATGAGCTTACCTCAACGCTGATAGATAACAGCGCAAAGATTGAGCAGGCTGCGGCTCAGATCGTCGAAGCAGAAGCAAAGAGTGACCATTGGCTTGCTGCTAATTGGCGACCAATAACAGCCCTTACTTTCCTGTGTTTATTAGTAGCGCATTGGTTTGGGTGGTCTGCTTCTAATTTAACTGAGGCCGAGTACCTTTCGATATACGACCTCATGAAGATCATGATTGGCGGCTACGTAGTTTCTCGTGGTGCCGAGAAGGGTGTCAAGGTCTGGAAGGAGAAGGGGTAGCTCCTGCACCCCTGGCGATGTTAAGGAGGTTATGGCGGCTCCTTGATTTGTCTATCAAGTCCGACACTTCCATCATTTCAGTTTCCATATCGGCCTCCTCACATTACGGTGTCGCGTTGCCAGCACTTGCTGCAATCGCAATCGACCTTCTTAATTTC